TGTCGTTGTTCATCTGGTTGGCGAGGAAGCCTGCACCATTGTTGCCGCCGCCAAAGCCGCCGAAACCGCCCCAGCCACCATTGCCGAACATCAAGCCCAGCAGGAAACCGAGAATGCCGCCGCCCCAGCCGCCGTTGCCGCCGAAGAGACCGCCGTTGTTCCCATTATCAGGGAACGAAAATACTTTTGTATCTGCCATTGTTGTAGTAGATTTAAGAGTTAATAAAGATTGTTTTCGTTATTCCTTTTATCGCGATTTAAGGTATCGCAAAGTTAGCCACTCCCAAATGGCCTCGCAATTATTTTCTCCTTATTAATCTTTCACGTCGTGACAGGTCGGCACAACCGCTTCAAAGCTCGTCTCAAAGTGCTTTCACTAACCTTGTACTTCGCCGTCACTACCGCAATGGCATACTCCTTTTTATGTCCCTCGTCAATCAGTTTGCAGTATTCATCGCACATTTCCACGCGCTTGTAATCGTCAATCAATATGTCACAATCTGAAAGACGTTTCAACATCTCCCCACAAAACCTTACCAAATCTATTGCAAGCATAATATTTTATTATTACCTTTGCATACCACAACAGATACGCGTTATTAAACAATGAACCCAGTCCGCTAAGCCGAGGACTTACGTCCCCTGCGCTCCAGTGGGCTGGGTAGTCATGTCTGTTGTGGTAGATAGCGTGATTTCGCAGGGGACGATTTTTCTCCCCTCAAGGGTAGAGGCGACATAGGTCGCCTCTTTTTTTATACTCCGAAATCTCTAAAGTGTTTCATATTGTATTATATTTATTTTAATTCAAATCATCTTTCGTTGCCAACTCAACACCATTGTTGCCGTAGTTCTTATACCCTGTACAATCGCTAATAGTTTTGTTGTCGAAGTCATTTCCAATAGTGTTGAAGAAGAAATTATTTCCAATGGTGTTGGTGTAGAAAGAATTTCCAATGGTGTTGTTGTCGAAGTCATTTCCAATGATGTTGGAGTAGAAACCATTCCCAATCGTGTTGCCGTAGAAACTTTTCCCAATCGTGTTGGAATAGAAAGAATTTCCAATGGTGTTGGAGTAAATACCAAAATACCCATCATCAGTGATTGATAACACAACATTATTTCCAAGAGCAAAAGCAAAAGTATCTACTCCTTCAATGGTAAGGTCATAAGCGGTAGCATAACCGAATTTATTATCATAAACGCCATTTACATAACCCTCATCATTCATCAGAGTGTTACCCACAATACTTGCATCTTGGCACATATCATTATACCAAAGATTGAGAGTATAGCACCAAGTTTCAGTACCATTTGCATCATACTGACCATTAGTAAGGTTACGCTTGAACTGGATATTCTTGAAGTCATACTTGATGTCATTGTTGAACTCATCTATAAGTCGGTAGATTACACCAGTACCCCAAGAAACATCAGTAATTTCTACGTCATACCTTTTATTTACAGATGGAGAAAACTGCCAATATTCTACAATATCTCCAGCTTTAGGATTTTCGTTATCTGTAAATACTAATAGGTCTGATTCTACAGCTGTACCTCCATCATCTATAATAGATTGATAAGTTTCTGTACCATCATAATCTAAGTCACAATAAGCCCAGGCAATACCTTTTTCACAATCCCCTTGTGGATACCTAACATAAATTGCCTTACTCCAATCACTATTTGCTCTTTTAGCCATTAGCATCCTTTGATTATCAGCTGGATTAATATAATCTTTTGCCCAAGCAAATCTACTCTTATCATTATCTAAACAGTACCATACTTTCCAAGCAGATAAGTTGGAGTTTTGGAAGTAGTTGTAGGTTAAATCGTGCCCAACAAGTCCAGTGCTATCCTCATCAACTACCGCAGTTTTTGTTTCTTCATTAATTACAACATATTCAGCAGGTTCAGCACCTAGTCCATCAAGGGTTTCTACATCTACAATATTATATTCTTCACCTTCGACTCCAGTGTAATAAATATAACACTTCTTAGTAACCCCATCATTAAAAGTAACGTCATAAATATTATCGTGCATCATTGCCCAACCTTCTTCTGCTAACTTATTCTCACTTAAAGCAAGGAGAACAATATCAAACTGATGACCTGCTGATTTAGTATTCTCTTGAGTAGTTGTACATTGATAATCTGTAATACGATAAAGAGAGCCAGGAGTTAATTTACCAGCATCACGTTTATCTTTAAGCTCTTGCCAAGTGGTCTCAACCATGCCACCTCCGGGCATCACGTCAGGGCTGTCACCAGCAGCAACATAGTGCTCCTTGTTGTCGGCTCCGCGGTAGCGCAGTATGCTCGCGCCTTTCTCGCTCAAGGTCTCATAGAAGCCCTGGCGAAACTTCCTGTAATACGGTTTTCTTATCATCTTGAATTATAGTTTTTGTTGTTAATTACTACGAAATTGTCAAAATTGTCACATGTTGCCCAATATGCCACTCGCGTTCATTTCTCCCAACTTCACATAGCCTTCGCTGTTAGGATGGACGTGGTCGACTAGGTATTTGCCGTTGGGGTAGAGGCCTTCTTCTTCACGCGACACACCGCAACAGAGTCTTCCATTAATTACAGGCACCGAATAGTAGTTGCACACCTCGGCAATCACATTCTCGACCTCTATCATGTGAGCGTCAACTTCCGCGGCCGTCCAGTCATACCATAGATTGCTTGTCGCGATTGGGGTCTGCCACACAATCTTGGCGTGAGTGCAGTCAATCTTCACATTCTTAACCTCGCCGTCCACAGTAATCGACCCTTCAATCGGAGTGGTCTTGAGAAGAAATAGGCAATACTTCACGGCAGCTGCGATGTTAGAGAACATTGCGTCGTCATTGACGGGGGCAAGGCTGCTCCAAGCCACATCTTTCACCGAGGCTAGCGAACCCGTTGCCCAGTTGTTGTGAGCATCATTATAACCCATCGAGATGAACACATAATCCATCTTCTTGGTATATACGCCATCCACTAGTTCTCCCTCGGCATAGCACACGTCGCCCAGAAGGTTTGCAGCTTCACGAATCTGATATATTAAATTCCTTTGCTTACCGCTTGTGACGTTATAAGAGCCGCAGATGTTCGCACCGCCGATGGCAATATTGTTGATGCCTTTCCATTTCATTCGGTTGGCGACGTAGTTCGTCCATGCGTGGTTAGCGCTGAGACTGTCACCTAAGACGAGCATAGACTTGTCCTTAAACATAGAACTTAGCGTTCCCACATTGTCGCTGGTGAGTAACTTGCGGGCAATGTTGACATCGGCGGGCAACTCTTTGCTCTCACCAAAACGGCTGTTCAGGTATGATATAGCTTCGTCGGCGCTATTCATCTCATACACCTCTATCATGCGAGTGTCTATTGGATAAGGCACTGTGTTCTGAACACGGTAAACAACATAAGATATCGCGTCAATCACCGAGTTGATTGTGTCTGCCGCACTATCGGTACGGGTACACACAGCTTTGGCAATAGTGTATTTGCCGCCGGTCAGCACGATATTGTTCGCGTTGGGGTTGCCATAATCCCACGTCGACAAGCCGGCATCTCTTCGTGCCCGGCTCACCACACCCACACGAATGGCGCCTCCCGTCGAGTATGGGTTGATTATGCAATAATATTTGTTAAGTCGCGCCGGGGTGATGCACACGGCCGAATATTCCCCACGGGCATCGGAATCCCATGTGCCTATACCACCCGAGTCGACGTCAAGAATGTGGCCGGGCATCACGTCTTCTGGATTGAAAAGGTTTACCCTCTCTAGGTCAGTATACTCACCACCGCCGGTGGAAGAACCTACTTCGGCGAGGATGATGTCTATAGAGGCATCCTTGCTCCCTGGGCCAAACAACACCATATTACCGCTCACGTCAAGCCAAGCATCTTTAGTTAGGCTCTGTGGAACCAATTCTACTATTTTTTGCGATGACAAATAGATCTCTGCGCCCTTAATTATGCCGGCAAACTCTTTCACCGCCGCGCCTCCTTGCATCGCGGCACCTATGTAGGGATAATACTCTTCGCCTGTAAGGCTCTTGCCCGATGCGCTCTTCACAACGCCATCAATCTCAATTGTCGCAACACCATTGGACCACCTCACTGTAGCCTCATAATCGGTGCCAAGGGCGAGCGATTGCGATTCCACCAAGGTCTCACCGCTGTAAAGGATAAGAGAATTTCTTGACGGAAAGAAAAATAACGTTAACACCCTGTTGTAGAACAGATAGGTCGACACACTGGGTGTCGTCTCAGGTGTGCGGAACTTGAACACCATCGAGAAGTCTGTACTCGATGACGTTATACCCAGCATGCTGGAACCAATCATGCCACCCACAGCGCCTACCGCGTTAGACGAACCCACAACATTACCAGGTTCTATCTGGCACACCTTACCCACCAAGAGCCAGTCTTCTGAGTCCAGTTTGAGAATCTCCACAACCGAATGACCGTGGCTGGTGATTTTAAGCTCTTTGCGGGCAGCGTTATAGTTGTCTGGGTTCAGTCGTGTCTTCAGATGCGAAAACGTGTTTATGCCGTTCTCAAGCCACACATACAGCTTAGTGCCTTTTTCATATGTATCCTCTACCGAAGGGGTTACATAACCACCGCACAAATGGCTACGGCGAGCGATGAATGGATTATAAGACCGCTTCAAAAAGTTGAGGTTAACCTCAGCCCTGGCATAGCCATGATATTGCTCAAGAAGGTCAAAATCAATAACAAAGACATAATATATATTGCTGCGGATGCTCTCCTTCACGATGCGCTGCACACCAAGTGAACTGTTTACATCACCCTTCACGACGCTCACCTGAGTGCTGCCACCATTTGACAAACCCACATCGAAAACTACCACAGGAGTTGTACTTGACGACGCGGCACTGTATGCTGTCGTGTCGTGTATCGACATGGAACTTATGACATCAATGTCACCCGTGACCTCAATCCCTTTGAACGGATAGAGATTGTCTACAGAGTACGCATAATTGGTGGGCAAGATGAATATATTGGTATTGCGTTTCAATGTAGCGATATCGTCTACAATGCTCGTCAAGTCCACATCATCAGGACCACCAGTAGCCTCGGTCTCGCTCCACTCGCCATCAGTCTCACACACATAGACTGTGGCAGGGAAATTCTCTCCCACCAAAGCCCACATGCCCACTTCTGGCTCTGGCCACTTGGCTTTCAATGCAGCTTCCGTCAAGAACAATCCCAGGCATGGCTGCTTGATGCCCTTGGCACGGATGTAGCCTGCCACCGTCAAGTTGTTCTGCAAGTAAACATCACCATAAAAGGTTTCAACCTTCCTGGCAGGCGTTGGCCCATAGTTGGGATCGGCAACCCACATGCGGTCGTACTTGTCCCAGCGGTACTTCACACCGGCAATGGTGCAGTAGTCGCCCTCCTGGCCTCCCTCGGGATAAGCCGCCCACAGTGCATTAATACTGGCAAAACTGCCCAAATCATTTAAATCTATATAACTCGCCATTTCTTTGTTCAGTATGTGGCGTTGTCAACGCCACCATTATTTATTATGAATTATCAGATGAAATCTCTGCCAGTTCCCTCGCTGTCGCAAGCAGTGCAGCAGCTGCGTCTCCCTCGCCCATGCTCAAGGCACTGAGGTAGGCGGTGTAATACACTACCGCTGGCTTCAGCTTCTCGCACAAGTCAATCTTGCCGTTCTTGATCCTGGGGATAGGAATATAACGAGCCTTCTTGATGAAGGCATTCTCACCGCTGTAGCAGCTGAAGAACTCCAGCACAAGGCCAATGGGCTGCGATGTGATGGCCACCACTGGCTTCTGTGGGTTGCCACGCACACCGGCAAAGCGGCTGCGCTGCATCTGGTATTGCGGACTGTCCTCAGTGATGGCCATTGTCAATGCATAGTCCCAGTCGCTCATCTGGAAGCACACCAGGCGCATGAAGTCGTCGGGCAGATGAATATATCCAGCACCATAACCGGGCTGTCCGTCCCAACCAATGCTCTCACCGAAGGCTTTGCCCGAGTCAAGCAGATGGGCAGGGGCATTGCTCTCGATGATCCTGGCGGCATCCACCACCTTGCTCTCAACAATCTCGTCAAGCTTCAGCGTGTCCACATCGCCAAGCCCACTAAGGGCACTGCTGTCCACATTCTCGTCAAGTGCCACCTTAACCTCCTTGATAATATTCTCTACCAAGTATTCCATCTTGTGTCAAGTCTGGTGTTGCGCCGCAATGCGGTGTAAATTACTCAAAAACAAACTCAATGCCATTGGCAGCTGCCGCATCCTCAATCTGCTTCTTCGAGCGCAGCTTCGTGCGGCTGATGTCAAAGTTATCTACGAGGTAGTTCTTGGCGTCGTCGAGGCTCGCCACCTCCACCTTCTTGACCGTCACAACCTCGGTACCCTGCTTCTGGGGCACCTCGGGCAGTTCAGGCTCGTCCTTGTAGGTGATGTCAATCTTGTAGAGCTTGCCAAACTTGCGGTGACCCTCCAGAGCCTTCTGCAGGTCTTCGCTGTCGGTGATGTACATGCTGCCGCCTCCTGTCAACGGGAGGAACGACACATGATGGCTTTTGCCGCTGGGCAGCACCACATTAATAGCCACATGGCTTTTCGCTATATATTTCTTTGTCATAATACTGAAAACTGAAAACTAATAACTAATAACTAAGAAAGGACGGGCGCTGTGCCCGCCCTCTCGGTATCATTTAAATGCTTAGGAGTCTCTCTCGCTGTTAGGGTTTAGTGGGTTCCTGGGCAAGGCGCATGCGTGCATGGGCCTTGGCATAGCGCAGGTACAGGCAAGCAACCTCCTGGAGGACTACTGCGTCGGTGTTGCGCACACCAGCCTTCTGCAGGTCAAGCACGTTGCGGCTCCAGCTTACATGAGTGGCTTTGGTCAGGTACTCGGGGTCGAGGGCGAAGCCGCAGTCGCTCATGCCGTTGGCGTCAAAGAGCTCATGGTGGATGGTAAGCACTTCACCAAAGTCGGTGTCCCAGCTCTTGAACTTGAGGTTCCACACCTCAACGGTATCTTTGAGGCGGAACTTGTCGCTCTTGATCTTAGAGAATGCGCTCAGCATGTCCGAGCCGCAGAATAAAATCTTGCGCTTGTTGCCGATGCCGGTGCCCACAAAGAGGTCTTTGGTAATATCTACAAGGTTTTCGTCGCTGATAACAGCCATTCCCTTGTCGAAGTCCCACTCGCCAACCTCGATATCCTTGCCGGCCATGTACCAGATGCCGCCAGTGAACCAGGTGGCCATGCCGTCCTTAGTCACATGGTGGTGAACATGCTTGTCGCCGAAGAGATAGGTGTTCTCCTGGCTCAGGCGCATGTCGTAGATGCCGTCCTCCTCAAGGTCGCTGAAGTTCCAGTCAACTTCCTTGGCGGCAATCTTGTCGAAGGTCGATTGCTCTACCTGGATCATGAAGTTCTGGCAGTACTGAATTTCAGCAGTGGGGATGTTGTTGAAACGGCCGGTCTGAACATCAAGCTCACCGCAGGCCTTGCCCATGCGCACCAATGTGGTGCCGCTGGGGATGGCAGGAACCCAGATGGTCTCGTTGGTGTTCGTTTTCTTGTTGCCGTTCACGGCATACACAATAGGGCCGTTGGTGGTATTGTCACGGCCGCACACACACAGCACCAGGTCGGGAGTGTTCTCGTCGTTGGCATCGTAGGCATTGCCCTTAGCGTCAAACTTGGCCTTAACACCAACCACGCGGATGGTGTCGTCGAGGGTGAACATGTTGGTGTCGCTCACAGGGAGGGCGATGCTCTCGCCACTGCTCTGGGCAGTCACGGCACTCGAGGTCTTGCAGCTGATGGGACGGGTGCCCACGCTGTAGTACTTCACCTCAAAGGAGCTGCTGGGAATGCTCTTGGCATAGCGCGAAATCTGGTCGATGGGGGTCGCCATGGGGCGAATCTTGGTGATGCGCTTGTCAACCTCCTTCGAGTACATTTCGGGGTCGCCATCGGCACGACCCTCGGTCTCGGTGGCGATGCCATCGGGGCCATAGTAACCGCTTGGGTTGTGGACGTTGCGTGTGGCTGGGGTGTCAGGAGCCACGTCGCCACCGGCACCGCCGCTGGTCTTACCTGCGTCGGGCAGGTCGCTGGCAGCAGCCATCATCACGCCTGAGTGAGCGCCAACAAGCACGCTCACCAGTGTCAGCACAAGGCTGAACATAAACTTAAAATACTTTTTCATTACCTAAAAAATAATTAAAATTATTACCTATTTTTCTTTATGATTTGTCTTCTGTCATGTCAAGTAGTGCGCCGCAGCGCGGCGTTCATCACCCATTGTATTTGGTGCGCCTCTCGCCGCCACGGCTCCAGATGTCGTCGCCATCGGCGAAGTTGTCAAGGGCTCCAAGGTTGGGTTGAGGCTTACGCTCTCCGGCACTGCCGTTACGGCCGTTCAGCCCAGCGGTTCCGTCACCTGCCTTGCGTGTGCGCAGCTGCTCATCAATTTTGGCGTTGCGACCGCGAACCTCGCCTTCCAGGTTGGCCTCCTCTACAGCACCGTCATAGTTGAGAGCTTTAAGCGCAAGGTCCATACTCGATTCGCTGAACTTGCCCACTACGGCATCTGTGGCAATCTGCACCAGCATTGACATAACCTCGTCAACCTGGTCGTCACTCAGCCCGTTCTTCTCCTGGAACTCGTCAAGTGTGGCTTTGGTGGCAACAAGGTTCTGCTGATATTGCTCCTCGAGCTCTTTCTCTTTGGCGACACGCTCTACATATTCCTTGTTCGCCTCGGCAAACTTGTCCTGCCATTCCGGGTCGTCCAGGTGTTCCTTGATGTCGGTGCCAAACATCCTTATGAGCTCCACGGCGGGGTCGCCTCCCTCACGCCAGTTGTTCAGGAAGTAGGCACTGCGGGGGTCGGCCGAGAACATGTCGGCGAAGGTCTTCTCACGTTCCTTGTAGCCACTCAGCTGACTGTCGTAATCATCGTAATCATCGGAAATTCGGCCAAACATCACCTCTTCGTCCGTGAAGTCCATGTCGGGATATTTCGATTTCAGTCGCTCCGAGAAAATGTCACGCTTACTCTTAACTGCTTGATTATCTGTTTCTGCCATAATTCTTGTCTTTGAATGATATTTTTTATTCGCAAATTTACCCACCACAACACCTGCCACATCTTTATCTTTTAACACGCATTCATTAATTTTGTATAGACTGACAACTGGCAACTGATAACTGATAACTGATAACTCTCATGAAGCCGCACGGAAGTCACTATGAATATGAAGATCAGCGCAACGACAACCTCATGGAGGTGTACCATGAGATTATCGTCAAGGCCAACCATGTCCGCATGCCCGATGTCTACGAACAGGTGGCAAACTCTCCCTCACGGCGATTCTGGGTGTCCGAGGAACGCGCTACAATTGTGGTGTCTTCCATGATGCGAGGCGACTCCCTGGATAGAATGCGACCGCTCAAGAGGGAGATGTACAATGAGATCTACCGTCGCGCCATGGCACTCCGTGACAAGAGCCCTAAGATGCCAATCTCGCAACTGGTGGCGCAGGTTCTCGAGCAGCCCGCCCCAAAGTTCTATATCACACCTGGCTCGGCCAAAGTATTAATATGTAAAATCCGTAAAGAATGGTATTATCAACGAACCAAACGAAGACTGCGGCACTTGTTCTGAGTCTCGCGCTATTGATACTGGCGTTCTTCAACGCACCACAGCAATGTGTGCTGAAGCCTGGCTGCGGCATCACAGGGCACCTGTGTTACCACTTCTTCCATGCCAACTTCTTCCACGCGCTCTGCAACGTGTGGTGCCTGCTGGCTCTCGCTTTCTACTACGACATCGAGGACTGGGAACTGCTACTGGCATGGCTCATCGCCTGCTCCGTCCCGTCTGTTGCGATGGCATCGCAACCCACTGTGGGCGCCTCAGGCGTCTGCTTCGCACTTATGGGCATCGTCTTCTACAAGGTGGCACGCAAGCGTTACTACCTCTCCTGGATAATCCCCATTGTCGCCATCGGCTTTTTCATCCCAGCCATGGCGGCAACCCTCCACCTCTATTGTTTTACCCTCGGCATCACAGTGAGTTTAGTATTGCAAGCCGTTGGCTTGTATAAAAGAAGATGAAAGAGATTTCTGACATATTAAAGGAAAACGATGCGCGCCTGGCAGCCATCAACGCCAAGTTCAACCCCATCACCGGCGAGAACTCGGTAGGGGAGAGGTTTGTCTTTGAGCTCAAGGACTTTCCCATCAAGGTGCAATACCTGCCTGTCTCGATGCGCAAGGTGCCACTGGTGAAACAACTGAAAAAGGCTGGCTCAATTGCCGCATTCCTCAGCAAGATCGGGGGCGACAACGGCGACCGCCTCAAGGTCATAGAGCAGTTCGTACGTCTGCGCTATGAGCACGACTTCCCGTTTTGGGCGGCCTCTAATGTCTACATCAAGGCTAAGGGTGGGGGAGAAGACATCCTGTTCAAGCTCAACCGTCCGCAACGCCGCCTCATCGCTTGCTTCGAGAATATGCGACTTGCTGGCAAACCTATACGCCTGGTGCTGCTTAAAGCGCGCCAGTGGGGCGGCTCAACAGCGACACAAATCTATATTGCCTGGCTACAACTGGTACACAAAGTGGGTCTTAACAGTCTTATCGTCGGCCATGTCAAGGACGCTTCTACCGAGGTGAAGGACATGTTCGACCGCATGATTGAGCAATATCCTGTGCGACTGCTCTACCGCCTTGGAGAAGCCCATAAGGACAATGAGCCAAAAATGGTCGGCGTCGGTAAGACTGGCAATATCCAGCGCATACCGCAACGTAACTGCAAAATCAAAATAGGAACGGCCGAGAAACCGAACTCGGCGCGTGGCGGTGACTACAACCTTGTGCATCTCACTGAGGTGGGGCTGTGGAAGACTACCGAGGGCAAGACGCCAGAGGAAATTGTGCGCTCGGCATGTGGTGGTATGCTCTACCAGCCTTACACGATGATTGTCTATGAGAGCACGGCCAACGGCACTGGCAATCTCTTCCACCGTGAGTATCTGGCTGCCAAGGATGGCAAGTCGCAGTTCCAGGCGCTCTTTGTCGCATGGGACGAGATTGACCAGTATTCTCTTGACTTCGACAGCGAGGAGGAGAAGGTTAAGTTTGCAACGTGGCTATATAACAACCGGGATAACGACTACGCGGCTTCCGACCGTGAGGAGAATGGGCAGTATCTATATGGGCTGTGGAAGTCGGGGGCGACACTGGAGGCCATTAACTGGTATGTGACGGAGCGACGCAAGTACACCGACCATGGCGATATGGCGTCGGAATACCCGTCCAACGACATCGAGGCGTTCACTTTCTCGGGGCGTAGGGTCTTCTCCGATGAGGATATAGCGCAGTTTCGCTCGGCGTGCCGTGCGCCGAAATATATTGGTGAGGTCTATGGCAAGGATGACTCAGGGGCCGAGGCTCTTGAGAATCTACGCTTCAAGAAGGAGAAATACGGACGGCTTTCCATGTGGGAGGATGTGGAGCCCGACGAACCCGACGAGGTGGTGACCGACCGTTACCTGGTGGTGGTCGACGTCTGCAAGGGAATGTCGGCTAAGGCCGACTGGTCGGTGATAACAGTCTTCGACCGTCTTTTTATGATGGACGCCGAGGGCCCTACTGTGGTTGCGCAATGGCGAGGACACATCGACATGGACCGATTGGCGTGGAAAGCCGCACAGATAGCGGAGTATTACAGCCATGCACTGCTTGTCATAGAGAGCAATACTCTTGAGACTAACAACACCAAGGGGGAGGCTGAGTTTATCCTGACGCTTATCCGTGATGTCTACGACAACCTCTATGCACGACGACAGAGTGCCGAGGATATCAACGCAGGCAAACCACGCAAGTATGGCTTCCACACCAACGTCTCTACCAAGAAAACTATCATACACAACCTGAAGACGATCCTGCGTGATCACCTCTACACCGAGCGCGACGAGGGATGCCTTGATGAGTACATCACCTACATCGAGGATGAGGATGGGCGTTTCTTGGCACCCGATGGCTACCACGACGACCGTCTCATGACACGGGCTATCGGCTTGTATGTGAGCCTGCGCGAAATGGACGTCCCCAAAATCGTCAGCCGCAACACTCTCTATGTCCACAAACGGCAGGCCGTCTCCGAAGCATCTATCTAGTTCTACGTACAGTGGCTGCCATCAGCACAAAAGGTTCACCATGCAGTGGCTTTGCCGCTGCCTTAATAATAACAATAACTATGAATATCTTCCAAAAAATCAAAGCAAGCCTCATCTACCGTGAGGCCATCCGAAAAGCCGACCGAGCTCACAATAGCGACGGTGGCCGCTACTATGTAATGCCTTCGGCCGAAGGCAAGTTACTAATCATGGACAAGAAGAATTTCCGCATCCTCAAGCGCAAGCACTACATCAACAGCAAGGCAACAGTTCAGGACATGCTTAATGAGTGCTTCTACTTCACACCCTACTGCAACGGCGACTGCGCCATCACGGCCGAGATTCTCGCCCTCAAGCGCAAGCAATACCACTCCTGGTGCGAAGCATTCCATAAAATAAAAAAGTCCCGCCGCAAGACGAGACTCAAAACTCAAAACTGACAACTCACAACTCATAACTATGCCCTCAGCATCTGGTACGCCTGGTTCACCGCGTTCATGTCGGTGCCCTGTTGCGACTGCTGGAGCAACTTGGGGTCGATGCCTTGAGGCACTTGACCCTGCGCCATCTGTTGCTGCTGGCTCTGCAGGTCTTGGATCAATGCGTCGGCAAACGGGAAGTCGCCGTGCTCCAGTAGTTGGATGAGGCTCAACTGACCTGCCTGCCAGAACTGCAGCAGGTAGTCGTTCATCGTCTGACGGTACGCTGGCGTCGAGGTGCTCTCCACAATGCTGATGTCCCACTCCACATCCCTGATGCGCTCGGGGTCTTCGATGGGACGGCCATACTACCAGATTGCTGGCG